CGACACCATCCGGGACATCTCACGGTTGATGCATTTGGCCCCAACGGGCGGGGACGTCCGCATCTGGTTGCTGGACGAGGTTCATCAGCTGAGTAAGGACGGCCAGCACGCCGCTCTGAAGATACTGGAAGACACCCCCTCACACGTCTACTTCTTCCTGTGTACCACAGACCCCCAGAAGCTACTCAAGACCATCCTCACCCGGTGTTGCCAGATGCCTGTACGTCTGCTCACCCACGACGAGTTGAACACGTTGATCCAACGGGTCCTCAAGAGGGAGAATCAGACCGTTACGGAGAGCGTGATTGAAGAGATAATCTTCAACGCCCAGGGGTCTGCAAGGACCGCTCTGGTGCTCCTGGACAAGTGCTTGAACCTCAAGGAAGAGGAACGAGAGGAGGCTGTCAAGGTCCACGCCGCGGAAGAGAATGAGGCCATCGAGTTGTGTCGGGCACTCCTCTCAAAGACGAAGGAATGGAAGAAGATTGCTAACATCCTGAGCAACCTCAAAGGGGAGCCCGAGAGTGTCCGCTATGCGGTGCTTGGGTACGCTCGTGCAGTGTTACTGAAGTCTCAGAGTCCCCAGGCCTATGGAGTGATTTGTGCCTTCCGGGACAACTTCTATGACTCCAAAGCCGCGGGTCTGGCGGCAGCGTGCTTTGAAGCCGTCTTCGGGTAGGGTATCTCCGATATATAGACGGAGACCAGCATGGACATCAACGAGTTCCAGCGAGACAAAGACATCGACCCAAACCAACTGGACTTGGAATGTATCAAGCAGAGTGATCGATTCTTTCACTGGTGTAAACTCGCTGTGGAGGCTGGGTATGTGGTTGATCGAGCCAAGCTGAGGCTTGATGTTACAAAGGCCCGTCTTGAGATCGCTTGTCGTCAAAGACCCGCGGACTTTGGGTTGGAAAAGTCTACGGAGAGGGGCGTGGAAGCCTCCGTCCTATCCCACGACGAGTATACAGTGGCATACAAGACGTGGCTTGAAGCAAAACGAGATTGCAAGTTGCTCGATGCCGCAGTTGCGTCAATGGACTCCAAACGTAAGATGCTGGACAATCTCATCAGGCTACACGGGCAGCAGTATTTCGCTGGGCCGAATGTTCCCCGCAACCTCGTGAATGAGTGGAAGGAGTATCAAGACCGACTGACGAGCAACGTGAATACTCAGCAGAGAGCCCGGACCCGGAGACGGGGTGAGGGGTGAGGACGATGTGGGAAGTGTTGTCAATGGGCGCGTTAGGGTTGCTCAGTATCATCTGGCTCTACGTGGCGGCGCGTGTCGTCACCCGGGGGGTACTGAGGACCATACGACGTAAGGAAGGACAGGACGAATGAGCAAGGAACGGAAGAGGGTCGCCAAGGAACGGGTGAAGGCCAACGCGGAGAAGGGTGGCCGTGGAGGCAGTGACTGGTTCAAACTCCCCGAGGGGGTGGGACGGTGGAACCCCGACAAGGAGGGACGCTTCAGCATCGACGTCCTGCCGTATGAAGTGAAGAGCCCCCACCACCCAGACGACATCGAGCAGGAGTGTCTGTGGTACAAACTCCCGTTCATGGTCCACCACAGCGTTGGCGCGTCCAACGACAGCGTGGTGTGCCCTCGCAGCCTGAACAAGCCGTGCCCCATCTGCGAGGAGAAGGACAGGCTGTACAAGGACGACAGCGAAGGCAACGAGGACGTCATCAAGGCCCTCAAGCCGCAGAAGTTCGTTGCCTACAACATCAAGTCCCTGGAGGAGGAGGGACGGGTGGACGTCATGTGCCTCAGTCGGGGGAAGTTCGCCAAGTGCCTGGAAGGAGAGCTCAAAGACCCGGACAACGACGAGCATCTGGCCTTCTTCGACGTCAACAAGGACGGTCGCACCCTCCGGGTCCGGTTTGCGGAGGCCTCTTTCGAGGGCAAGAAGTACATCGAGGCCACCAAGATTGACTTCAGACCGCGGGAGGAGATGGACGAGGACAAGGTGCTGAACTCCACCGTCTGTCTGGAGGAGGCTCTCATCCTGATGGATTATGAGGACCTCAAAACGATGTTCCTGCAGGAAGACGAGGAGAAGGGGAAGAAGGACAAGGGCTTTGACGAACTGAAGGACGAGGACGAGGACAAGGACGAGAAGAAGAAGCCGTCCAAGGACGAGGACGGTGACGATGACGAGAAGCCGTCCAAGTCGAAGTCCAAGGACGAGGACGAGGACGGTGACGATGACGAGAAGCCGTCCAAGTCGAAGTCCAAGGACGAGGACGAGGACGGTGACGATGACGAGAAGCCGTCCAAGGGCAAGAAGTGTGCGGCCTGCGGCGGCACCGGCAAGTCCTCCAGCGGCAAGACGTGCGCCGCTTGCGAAGGTACGGGGAAGGTGGAGGACAAGCCGTCCAAGTCGAAGTCCAAGGACGAGGACGAGGACGGTGACGATGACGAGAAGCCGTCCAAGTCGAAGTCCAAGGACGAGAAGAAGGGGAAGGATTCCCCAACGTGCCCGGTCAAGGGCGGGAAATTCGGGCAGGTGGACCAGCACGATGAGTGCGATGACTGCCCGCACTGGACCAAGTGCGAGGAGGCCAGCGAGTAGATAGGCCCTGGACCCCGGGGAGGGGGACAGCGCAATGGTGCGCTTACTCCTCTCCGGGGCGTTGTATCCTTCACCGGAGGAAGCATGAAGCTGCGCAAGCGGATATCCACTCAGATTGAAGAGCTGGCTGACACACCCTACAAGCCCGAGGATCGCACCGTGTCTCCCCAGGACCTACTCAGCACCGGCTCCACGCTGCTCAATCTGGCTTGCTCAGATGATCCCTTCGGGGGGTTGATGAAAGGCAAATACTACTTCCTGGTGGGGGACAGCGCCAGTGGTAAGACATTCCTATCCATGACCTGCTTTGCTGAGGCCATGATCAACAAACAGTTCAAGGATTATCGGATCATCTACGACAACGTGGAGGACGGTTGTCTGATGGATCTGGAGGCCCTGTTTGGAAAGACGGTGAAGGACAGGATGGAGTACCCCGGAGGCAAGGACAAGGACGGGGTCCCCGTCTTCAGCACGACCATTGAAGATTTCTACTTCAATCTGGACGATGCCGTGAAGAAGGGACGGCCCTTCATTTACGTCCTGGACTCCATGGATGGACTGTCCTCGGAGTATGAGGGCAAGAAGTTTGACCTGGCCAAGAAGGTCTTCGTCAAGCGTCGCAAGCGGGGTGAGGATGCTCCTAAGGAGGACGCTAAGGACGACACAGACGAGAAGTTGACGGGGTCCTATGGAGACGGCAAGGCGAAGAAGAACAGCGAGCATCTCCGCAAGGTGCTCAACGGGATACGGACCACTGGCAGCATCCTCCTCATCCTGGCCCAAACACGGGACAATTTTGATTTCGGTTGGGAGAAGAAATCCCGGGCCGGGGGTCACGCCCTCCGATTCTACGCCACCGTGGAGATGTGGACGTCCATCGTGGGGCAGATTCAAAAGACGGTACGCGGCAACAAGCGATCCGTTGGGGTCAACGTCGGGGTCAAGATCAAGAAGAATCGTATCACCGGGAAAACGCCCAACGTAGAGATTGCCATCTATCCCTCCTACGGTATAGATGATATTGGGACGTGTGTGGACTACCTCGTTGAGGAGAAATGGTGGACGGTAGAGAAGCAGTCCATTGTCGCCCACGAGTGGGACCTCACCGCTTCCCGGGACAAGATCATCTCCGCTATCGAGGAACGGGGACTGGAAAACGAATTGCGCGCCATCGTCGGGAAGTGCTGGTCGGAAATCGAGACGGCTTCAAAACCAGACAGAAAAGCTCGTTATTAGCTGATTCTGCCCACCCAAAGATCCTCTCCATAAATCGTAAACTTTCGCTAGACTTTCGGTCGTTATCCCTTATAGTCCTTATAGTCGAGAGTACGGATAGGGACGAAGGAGGAAACGAAGATGGTGGTTGCGCTAGTTGGGTGGGTCCTGGCGACACTGTTCGTAGTGCTGCCGAATTTTGAGCGGAGGGGTTAGCGATGAGAATTGCGAACACGACGAAGACGGTATTCCAGGTGACGGTCCAGGGGGAATCGGAAGACGCCCAGGGCAAGGACGCCCGGGGCCTCATGCTCCGGTTCGCATTCTACATCCAGCCCCTCGGTCTGGCCAACGTGGTATGGGACCGAAACATCCAGGTGACACTGTCATTCCTCAAGCACTCCGTGGGTTGTAAGTCGATGAAGGACGCAAAGAGGATTGCCGCCTGCTATTTGGAGAACTTCAAGCGGACGTCCTCCTATCGGGACTACCAGGGCATGATAC